CTGACTTTGTACTTGATCCCACCCATGGACCGCCCCTTGTTGTTGATCTGCATCGACAACAAACGGGCGAGGGTAGGATGGTTCCACACGGAGTTGTAAACCCCATGTTCTTGTGCGAGACACTCCGCATCAACATGCTTGTCGAATCTCTTAGCGTCCAACGGAATGCAGACTGGGTCACCGAACTGCTGCATCTTGAAAGCAATGATGCTGGCTCGCTCTAGACTGTCCCGGCCTTTGGCAATGACGAAGGAGCGCCTCACACCTCGACGACATCCTCGGTAGCGCAAAAAGGCGTGCTCTACCGGCTTCAGAAAGGTGGCCAACTCAATGTTGTACCTGGGCGTTCTGAATTGAATGACTCGAGGGTCTTTGAGGTCATGCTCTTTGCGCTTTTCACCCTTAACGAACAGGGTGACTCTGGCATCCCGCGACTCAACAGGTGAGTCCAGGAGTGATTTGGCCGCAATCTCATACTTGGTTCGTTTCGCACCGCTATAATTAGCCACCACCTCATCGTAAGTCATACGAGTGAAGGTGTGGTGTGTGCGAAGCCAAGATGAAATGCGCCTCAAACCAGAGCGCAACTTCGACAGGCCATCAATGGTCGGGGCAGGAACGACACCAAGAACACGGCCCAAAAGACCAGTTTTCTCGTTGTGAACACAGCCGCGATGGACTTGACATCTCCAAATACCATACGAATCCCCCAGCAACTCAACTGGGTCAAAGATCTGGTACATTTTCCTTCTATTGTCTAGACACCCATCGGTAATAGAAACACGGTAACTCCCGCCAGTTCTCAGAGCCCCAACGACTCTGTCTCCCTGGCACCGTGCCTCTGTAAACCTTGGGCCCCTCTAGGCGACTACGAGGCGAGCCGGACCGCTCAGCCCCAACAGGCCACTCAAGTGGTAGAACGGATTCCACCACGAGGTCAAGCCGAGGTCGTGCATCGGAATGCCAACTTTCCAACGCGAAACAAGACTAAGCTTGTTCTGAACGCTAGTGTTGGCAGTCACGCCGATGAACGCCGTCTCCATCTCCCCCGGTACCCACGCCAACAAAGCGGACCCAAACACGACGGGCAACATCTCCAAAAAGGTGAAGTCGTGTTCTTTGGTCCACGTAATGGCATGGCCCTTCAGGGTTAGCAGAAGCGCATGATCGCGCTCCCTAAATGCTGCATAGATGGCCAGCTTGGCATACAACTCCGGACACACCTCGAGCTCACTGCCGTGTACACTCAAAGCGAATCTGGAATAGATGACGCCTGTCCTGCTCTTCAAGGGGGTGCGTCGCAGCACCTTAACACCGGATTCTAGCCGAAGGAGAACCCCGAGGGCCCGCTGAACAACTGTTCGAGCGCGAAGGAGGTCAAGCCCATGGGCGACCAACCACTCCTCACCCGGCAGCTGCATAGAGCGAACTGTCTCGTGGAACTTCCTCGCTAGAGATCGAGGACGGTGTCGACGGATGGCGGTTGGCAGTTCCGCCTCTGAGTCGTCAAACCCGAGCTGTTGCTCACCAACGTAGTTTTCCGCAAACTCGAGAGGGACGACCTCACCGAGTTCTTCCGGGGTAAACGACATCGGGATCTGTCGGGCGACAGACTCCACGTCTCTATTGAGTCTCTCAGCGCGTGATCGCGCCCAGGCATCCGGGAGCCCGGCACCCCTGGCAGCAACTGCATGGAGTGTGAGTGTGGCCAGCTGACCTGCTGGCAAGGCAACGCGTTGAAGCACTTCCCTTGCTTCTTGTGCAATGGTGTACCCTGGAGGCGGTACCCATTCTTCCAACACGCGGATTTCTTCTTCTGGTAAGGCGAGAAACCGTAGACACCGCCCCAAAATTGTTGTCATTGGACATGGAGCGCCTGGCAAGCCATGAGAAAACCGCCAACCAAGGAACCGCCCTGGCAAGCGCTGTTGAGAGACACCGTAGGAACTTTACGTGCTACTTAACAGTAAGCTTGGAAAACTAATATAGCGCAATGCCACGTAAG